TGTCCCTTTCCCTCCTGTAACTCGACCGTCGATTTCCATATAGACTTTCATACGGGCCATTTCTAATTCCATTAATTCTAGTTTCTCATGAGCTAAGAGAATCCCATCCTCTACATGGTCAAGGTTTGGTTGATTTAATGGCGTCCCTCGCTCGATGATATCTCCTGTGATAGGGTCCCTAATCGTATCTTTAAAGCGAATAGGTACATATCCGGCCATCTATTTCACCTCCAGTTTAATCTCCAGTTCAAAACAAATCACAAAGCCATCAGTACCCTTTTGCACATTGTGGGATTTAATGGCTAATTGGTTTCCGGCATGGTCCAACAATACGGCATTAGTGATATGTCCAGTGTCATTTTGAATGTAGATGTACTTTCGAATTTTATAACCATCTACCAAGGTACGATAAATCGGAAATTCTTTTTGTTCCCCATTGATAGTGACCAGTGATTTTGCGACAGCAGCATCTGCTGCATCGCGAATAACATCTAAGTATCTCGGTTGTATAACCGTTCCTTCAGCCAAGGTTTATGCCCCCTCTCCTGTATAGGCTTCTCCACAACGTCGATATGGAACGTCAAAGCCGTAAATATCACCCAAAACGTGTACGCTAGCTTGAGCAAGCTGACCATCCCGAATCCCTTCGGTAATAGTTTCACCACAGCGTCGGTAGGTTACATCAAAATGCCGCGCGCTGCCAGATACGATTACCTTTTCTCCAATTGTTTTTCCGATGTAACTATGCGCTAAATGTGCAAGTTTATTTCTTTTGATGTACTCTTGAGCTACATCAAGATTTATGGAATGACCAGTTTCCTCATATTCGTACGCTACAGAAAAATCATTGTAATCCGGAACGATAGTAATAGGTGTAGCCAGAAGATAGGTCATTGACTTCTCAAATTGCTCTGTATTTGTAGGGCCACCACGTTCCCATTGACGAGCAATAATTCTACGTCTTCGTTCTTCTAAAGAAAGGTATTCACCGCTTTGAATACGTAATTCTGTTTCTTTTTCATCTAACGAATCAACAGATGTGAGGATTCGACCTTCGCGTTCGATACGTTCGATTACTCGTTGACCTTCTTCTATTGCGATAATCAGCCCATTCAGCAATCGATCCATATTGATACCGTTGTACAAAAACCATCGTTTAGGGAAATAACTACGTAAAATTTCTTTGATGTCGTCCATCTTATCCCGCCTCAGTTATCGTATAGGTGCCTGGTAACGCCAGTTCGCCTGCATCAAGAGAAATGTCATCAACAGGAGAGAATAGCTTGTAATTGAACACACCTTGGTAGCTACCCAGAGCTTGACGAAGCTTCCGTATACGTACCATATTCACCTTATTTTCAGCGGCAATCATGGCATCTAGATTTTTAACAATATGTTGTTTGCTATTATTGAACGTAAAGCCGCTTTCCAATTTGATTTCCGCCTCTATGTCAATATAAATAGGTGTCGGTTTCCTTGTAAGTACACTACATCCTCCTGCCGGCGCCTTGGATTGGAGATGTTCCTGAACTTTTCTTACCAGTTCATCAGTAGGCATGCCGTTGGCACCCGTAACAATAACATCGATCGTTCCGTTTCCGCGTATTAAAGGTAGGGAGCGAGCTGATACAACACCAGAAACTTGCTTGGCCCATATTTCATAGTCTTTTTCTGTTCCGCCTTTTTCCTGGTTTTGTACATCCTCAACAAGTCGCTCACGTAACGCCTCATCTTCTTCCCTATCTGTTCCTTCCTCCATTAATTCAACAAATTCTACTGTGTCGACCCCTACCATTCCCGGATAAAGAGCAGTGTTTTCATTAATGTTTCCGATAGTCCCTTCCGTACCGCAGGTTGCTAAAATAACAATCTCTGTTTGCCCTGCCAAAAGAACAGCATCTATCGGCCCCCTCTCTTTCATTTCATCTAATGTTAGATTTGAATCAAATGGCGCGAAAGAAAGGAAATCCAGGGCCGGTGTATCGCCCAACTGATTAGTTACAATAAGGGAAGCAACTGGAATCGGTATATCATTTTGAGAAGGAAATGATTTTTTTAATTTGAGTTTTACTATGGCGCTTTTTTCAGGTTTTCTACGGACATTAGCGGAGCGTTCTTCGCACAAGCTGTCCAAGTCATCATCTGTAGCAGTAAAGATACTGTTGGCTTCATATACAGCTCGTGCCGCCTCAATTTGGTCAATTGTAATGTCGCGCTGTCCCAATATGATGTGCTTGACTACCCATTGATTCTCTAAGTCTTCAATTTTCTTGCCTGGGCCGATGATTGCATCGATTAACTTTTGAGTAATTTCATCCGGCGTTGGAAATCGTACGGCCATTTATTTCACATCCTCCAACACAATATTCAATTTATCTTTTCCTACCAGAACTGTTGCGGATATGGTTAAGACGTCATCCCGGCCAATGTCTACTATGACATCCTCAACCCCAGTGACTCTTTCGTCTTGCATGATCGTCTCCATCACTTCACGTTTTATTTCCGTGATACGTGTAGGGCTCATTGCTTTCGAAATCATTTGATACAAGTGGGTACCGTATTCTGGATAATAAACAAGCTCCCCTTTTTCGCAGAGGAGCCGTAAATAGAGCTGACGTTCGATATTTTCTAATTCTGACATGGTGGCCACATCTGTACCAGCAAATGCAATGTCTCTTTTTAACGGATCGTAAAAGATGTCTGTTCCTGTAAATACACCCGTAGTTTCTGGTGCTTGTTGCTGGTGAAATGCTGCTCGTTTCTCCTTTTCCGCCTCTAATCGTTCCCATCCACTCATTGGATCACCCCAGCTATAATATATTTCATGGGTCCATCCTTCTCATTTACAACAGGAACAAGAAGAACGTCTTTCCCCACATCTTCTTCAGAGATAGGGACGAGCGTCCGACACTCGGTTGTCTTTCCGTCAAACGATGCTACAATCGGAGAAGCAGAGGCGATTTTACCAGTGCGCGGAAGACGCATAGGATAAGGAATCACAACGCTTTGTGCATATGTCCCATGGACAGGAACAATCAGACACTCCATTTCCATTAACGCTTCATGTACATCATATAAGCAGGGTAAGGAGTTGATTTCGTGTTCCATTGGTTGAAGCGTAGGTGTGATGCGTTCCCGTTGTTTATCCACGCTAGAGATAATACCAATACTCGGTTGATGATGCTGAAAATGATTCATCATTTTACCACCTCTGCTTTATTTGCAAATGTAATTTCAGTTGTAATTCCATTGTCTAGCGATTCGGAATAACGCACTTTCGTAATATAATATTGCTGCGAAAGACCAAGTCCGACACCGTATAGAGCGATTCTTCTGTCCACTTCAGCCTCTGGAATGTATTTTGGAATGAAAATTTCTCCCTCGATATCATATTTCGTCAGCTGCGTATAAATGGAACGCACGCGTTTTCGTAGCTGTTCCCGAGAAAGTCCGGTAAGCGCATGACGATGAATGATAGCTGTTTCATTTAACACCGTTTTTTCTTCTTTTTTCGTAGTGGATTTCTTTTTAGCACGTCCCGTCTTTCCGTTTGTCGGATCGGCTTTCATTTCTTCTTCTGTTTTTTTAACCCGGACTGTCTTTGTTTCTTTTTTTGGTGCCCGCGGATAATATTCGACGATGGTTTGCCCTTTATAATAAGAACGGCCTTCGACGATAAATTCACGCGCGCCACTTTTGTGCCGACTTAATTTGTTAATTTCACAATCCTGTCCGTATGTAAAAGAAATTGGCGGTAAACTGATTTCCGGAATTTCTTCTAACGGACCAAAAAATCCGACCTTCCCCTTTACCCGAACCGCAAATCCTTCCCATTCAGCCAACCAGTTCAACAACTCCCAATCATTCATGTCTGTATTAGCAGACTGTGCTTCGTCGGAGTATGATCCGATCTTACGGCTTGTTGACGAAACTTTCGCTTTAATTCCGTGATAAGAAAAAATTTCTGAAGCCACAGATGAAGCTGTGCGATTTTTAACATTTCGGCTGATTTGTCGATCAACCATCTGCCCAATTTTTCCGCGTCCTGGTAGCGAAATTGTTTCACCGTCAATATTAAACTGCCATTCCGGCTCATCAATGATACCGTCTATTAATTCCCGCTGATTCAGTACGATGCGAAGCGGGATATCTTTATCTTGAATAAGTACGGTCTGAACTTTGGAACTGGAGGACAAGATATCGGTTCCTCCCACAGTCCAAGGTGCAGAAACAGAAAAAGAGTCAGCTTCATCGAAGGCTGCTCTTTCTACACTCCATTCCTCATAGTTGATTTTCTGTCCATTGACGTATACCTCGCCGAATAAACGTTGAGTAACGTGTATAGGATTTTTGTAAATCATGGAATCACCAACCGCATCCCAACTTTTATTTTATTTGGGTCTTTCCCTATGACCTTCTTGTTAGCATTGAAAATCTCCTTATACTTCTCAGGATTTTTATAATAACGCTGTGCGATCTTTCGCAATGTATCCCCTTTTACAACGACATGTACAACTTGTTTTTTTGTTGTTTGTGTAGTTTCCTGTTTTTTAAGAACCTGTGCGACTTTTTTTGCTGTCGCAATGGGGTCTTTTTTTCCTTTTGTTGCAACGATGCTTCGTGGGGTCATATCTTTTAGTAATTCAATTTCAAAGTCTATCCAATTTTCTCGTACCCATAACCACTTGAATTTTGTAACAAAGCAGTAAAATGAAAAGGTATGAAAGGTGACTAAGACACTAGTTCCTGCAAGAACCATTTCATTGAGTTTGTTCACATGTTGATCTGCATCTGGTCCTACGAACGTCCCTTCCCAGCTTTGATTTATGGTTGGAAAATAACCGCGAGGCTGATACACGATACTGCCCCCAGGAAGCTGTTTGTAAGGAATTTTCTGTTCACCACCCAACGGAAATGATTCAGGTGCAGCAAGCCCGCCCATAGGTACACTACCAATATAAAGCATCTTAGCCCTCCCCTCTCCTTTTATGTCTGTAAACCAATTCGATAGGATGCATTGTTTCGATTTTGCTTGCGGGCATGGTTGTCAATATGCCGCGGTAACTCGTTTTTTGCGAAATTCTTCAACACTTTGTGGAATTGAAGTGCATTTTCTTTTGGATCGCTACCATGAAAATGCATATCGCCGATAGTCAAGTTTATATCCGTACGAGTCGGTTGCATGGCAGTCATACGACGTCCGTGTTGATTAGTAGTTGTTTGTTCTATACTAGATAAATTGTTCTCGTAAGAAGTCGTAGCGCCTTTTATATCACTTAATTGACTACTGATTGTACCCGCCGTGCTTAGAGATGCTTTTTGTAATATACTTTTGTTGCTTAACATGCCACCAGCGATAGAACGGATGAGGTTTCGGCCCCATTTTGACTGGTCTACTGCAAGCGGGCCTTCTTTAGTCGGTGAATTCACCGCCAAGTTTGCATGCACTGTGTTTGCAACATTTTGTGCCGCTTGCTGAATAGCCGCTTGTGTGGAGGCAAGCCCTTGAGCAAAACTATTTCCTAAGTTTTCCCCATAAGCTCTCATCCAATCTACAGATGGAAGTGTAGAGGAAAAGAGTGCGCGAATTCCAGAAATAGCAGCGCTAATTATTGGAGATGTTGAACCAAGTCCACTTGCGAAAAAGACACCGGAATTTTTCCCTGCTGTATTCATATGTTGTTGAAGGAGCGGTGTTTGCTTTTTGACGTCTTCCCAGTTCAGCTTTGCAACTACTTCTGTATTTTTCGGCATAGTCAGTTGATTGTTCATAGCATTGATTTGTTTTGTAACGTCGCTATTTTTGAGATCGGCAAACAACGGGATAGAATGCCCTCCATACTTAGACATATCGTTGAGTTGTTTAACCAGGTTTTCTTCTTTCAATTCAGCCGATATGGGTATAGAAGGTAATTCTTTACCGGGTGATGTTCCTGCCCCATTGAGCAGTTTTACGATATCCCCTTCTTTGAAATCGAGAGGAATGTCCAATTTTTGCCCAGAAAAGTATTGTTCCGCAAGTTTCATTTGTTGATTCGCTTGTTCTTGATCCAGTTCAACCCCAATCGGGAGCTTTACATCTGGCATGTATTGCTCCACTAGCTTAGGTGTGTTAGGCGGTGGTTTTGATTTTTCCAAATCCCTTTCTACAAGACTCGGGGGGTTATTTGCGGTTTCTGTTGCATCAGAATTCAATCCCAAAAATTCTTTCACCTTGGCAATGGCCGTATCCCAGTACTTGGCGATCGTGAGGGGTATGCCGATGATTGGCATGAATACATCCAGCACAATCACTGCCCATCCAGGAAGGTTAGATGCGAATTTTTTAAGCCAGTTCCACCAGTCCTCCCAATAGTAGATGGCCAAAATTACCACGGCAACAAGAGCTACGATAATCATGATAACAGCACCTATAGGATTGGCTGCTAGCGCTGCATTTAACAGCCACTGAACTCCTGTCCAAGCCATGACTGCAACCCTTACAGCTGCAATCCATGGCGCGAGTAACATAACCGCGATCATTTGACCACGTGTAGCGATAGTAGCAGCGCCTGTCGATACTGCGTACATCCACTTGGCTAAAGAAACCGCAAGTAAGATACTTCGATAAGCACCCATAACGAATGCACTTGCAGCTGTCCAAGCCCGCAGAGCAATCGTTTTGGCTGTTGTCGCTGCAGTAACAATACCAAGCTGCAGCATCCTGGCTATCGTAACTAAAATAGCCGGTGTATAAGCCAGCAGGAATATAGCAGCTACCCCTTTTACGACCCATCCGTATTCAGACCATAGGTTTTTCACTGTATCCCAATTTCGATAGACAAGATAAGCTATACCTGCCACCGCTGCAGCGGCCAATAAGAATCCACCGGCAGAGGCAGCGACACTGAGAAAGGAAAGACCTGCAAACTTTAAACCAAGGGACATAACGCCGAAAATACCAACAGTAGTCATAACGATTCCGCCCAAAACAGCGATTATACCAATCACCGCTGCAGTCATTGCGATAAACTTAGCCATCTTTGGATGTTGATCAAACCAAGCGATTAACTTTCCTAACTCATCAGAGAGTAATTTTAGAACAGGGACCATCGCCTCCATCACAGGTTTCCCTAATTGAAGACCGATTGTTTCAAACTTCGCACTTACAACATGCATTTGACCAACGAAACTTTCACGTATGGCGTCAATTTGTTCGTGTAAGCTTTTTTGCTGTTCCATTTGTTCCTGTAGCTTTTCAAACATTTCGATATGAGTACTGACAATGGCAAAGTCTTGCCCTTGTTCACCAAAAATCCGATGCATGAGTGCGGCCCATTCCAGGTCACCGCCCGTTAATTGTTTACCAGTTTGAGCTGTATCCTGAATGGATTTTAACTCTTCGGCGGATAACTGAGCAGCGTAATTTGTTTTCTGCCCTTTCTCGATAAACGCTTTGTGTTTTTCATGTAAGATTTTCACGAGATCAGCATAGCTTTTGATGTGGTCCTCATCCTGGATTAAATCAGCCTCTTTAAAGCCCACGATCTTAGGATTTCCTTTTGGCTTCCCCGCCTTTGTGAGTGGTTGGTATATTTCTACATCCCCGATGAAGCCAGCATCGGCCATAGCGGCTAATACCTTTTGATTGTTCGATTTGAGGGCTTTTATGGGATTCAAGCGCTGAGCAAAGTCTTTAATGTGTGTACCTGCCATGCTCCCTTCCATACCAGAACGTGCCGCCATTGCCGTCGCAAGTAAATTATCTTGTTCTGTCCACCCCAGATTTTTTACAACCGGCATTGAGTATTTAAAGCTTTCCCCAAGGCTTTCCGAATCGGCATGGGTGACGTTGATGACACGGTGCATATCATCAGCGAATTGTTGCATTCGTTTTACGTCTCCAGTTATACCAGCATCCTCAGCCATCCTGGCGAAGTTGTAGGCGGAGCGTTGTGCCGAACTCGATTTTCCCATTCCTACCTCAATCTCAGCAAGGTAAGTAGATTCTTCCATTACACTCTGAATCGCTTTTTGAGATATACCAGCATGAGCAAGCTCTAGAGTTATACCCAAATTTTCTTTTTGGGAAAAGAGCGTTTTCTGAGATAGTTCTTGAGCTTTCTGCTCAATTTCTTTTAGTTTAGAATCGTCTATATCAAGACCATATACACCGCCAAGCTGAATAAGCTGCATTTGTACGTCACCAGCTTTTTGAGCGAGCTCATCTAATTCTTTAAGTAACCCTGCACCAACGGCCCCGTTTACTAAACCAATTCCTATGTTTTTGAGTCCGTTCATTAACTCCATTTTTTTTGACAGATGCTCTACATCACGAGCGTTTTCTTTAAGCTGACGCGACATATTTTTTGCGTTTTTTTCAACGTGTTGCATATTTCCAGCGAGATTTTTGAATTGTGTAGTGTCTAAGTGTTTCAATTTATTTTGTGCTGCATCAGCCGTGTGTGCGACACGTTCAATGACACGAGAAGCTTGGTCAACTGCGCGGATAATCACACTGGCATTGAAAACAGACCCACCCATGCTCAATTTAGTTCCCTCCTTTCAAGCACAATAAAAAGCACTCCGCTATAGCAGAATGCTTTTTGGATTACATTATTCTTTTGGGAACTCACGCAAATTTTTTTCTACCTGCTCTTTGAAATATTTCACATCTTTTTCGTTGAGGGTTCTCAGACGATTCGCATCCCTATACTCACGCCATAGCGAACTAGTATAAGTAATGATTTCTACCAGTTCCATCTTTCCATTAGAGACGGATACGGAATCGAGCTTTTTTTCTAGGTTATCTTGTTTTTCTTTCCATTCTTTCGTTAAGTCAACCCAGGCATTTACGCTTCCGCCATGTAACTCTCTCCAAAATTGCTCTAAATCCTCATATTGTTTTTTAGCCTCTCCGTAAATTATAAGAACATCGTCATTGTTTGATTTACTTGATTTTGCATCTGAAACAGTAATATTTTGATTTTCTTCTTTATTTTTGATTTCAGCTACGGATTGATTGGAAACAGGTTTACTGCTCTCTGTCTCTTTCCCTGTACTAAGAAAAAGAAAACTAATCCCTAAAAAAAATGTTGTTGAAATCACCCAAACTATCCGAGGTAGTGGATATTTCGCCCCCTTATTCATCAAAGCTGGCTTAAATATACCTAAAGCAGTTGTTATGGCAACCAAAAACATTAAAATGCCTAGTATTTTCAAGAGAAATCCCCCTACTATATACTTTTGGTTACATTTTACATCATCATTCTTTATTTGTAATTTGATTTTTCCAAAATAGAAAGCACTCCCATCCAGAAGTGCTTGAATATGGTATAATTTTGTCATTGCACAATTTGATACGGCTCTCTCAAGGGTGGTCTACGGCTCACTCCCTGTAAGAAAGGGGGTGAAGCTTATGACAGTATTCGAAGCATTGATGTTGATGATTGCATTCGCAACACTAATTGTAGCTATACTGTCGTTTAACCAAAAGAAATAGGCCCCCTTGAGTTTGGACGACCAGGGAACCTATTTCTATGACCTGTAATTAGTCTGAGCCGTCCCCCTAGAGGGAACGTTTATTGTGCATGACCGTTTGGTGTTACCAGCACCGAGCGGTCTTTTTTAGTATATTCATTG